GCAAGTTCACCAGTTTCTTCATCAACAACTTCTTCACATTCAAAACCCATAAGTTTTGCGTGATCAAAAGACCATTTCTGTTCAGTAATGATATAAACAGGAAGAATTCCTTTTTTTTGTGCATCAACCGCTGTTTTAACGAGAGCTGTTGTTTTACCGGTGTCACTATGTCCTAAAAACATATTTAAATGTCCTATTGCCGGACCAGGAAGTCCTACTGCATCCAAAAATGAAGTTCCTAAATCAAAATACCTTTGTGGTTTATATTTTGCGTCTGAAGAGAATTTTTTCTTAATTGAGCTAAAGTCGTTTTTCTTAATTGCCATATTTTCTTTTTTAAAAAGATAAGAAATTATGGGTATATTGTCTATGCAACATACCCATATTATTTAAAATAAATTAGAATGGAAGTTCGTCGTCTGCGTCCTCATCATCTTGAGGGTCTACAACTTTTGCTACTTCTTTTTTTGGTGTCTCTTTTTTATAGTTACCACCAAAAGATTCTTCAGCTTCAGATGAATCACCGTAGACATATTTACCAGCGTCAGAATCCCATTTAGGTGTTTCACCTCTGGCGATTGCCTCAAGATATTCTGTTGGTTTTTTAGAGTACACACCTTCCCAAGTAAGTTCATCATTAATCCATTCTTCCATAATGTCAGAATCTTCGTGAACCGGGGTTGGGTCGTCATACATAACAGTTTGGATTACTGTGTAAAAAGCACCTTTTGGTGTTTTTGCTTTTGTAAGTTCAAGAATCAAGTCACGACCTTTTTCTCCATCAGCCACATCACCTTTTGCTTTGTAGATAGGAATAATCTTATCAAAGATACCCTCTTGTTTGTAGTTGTGTTTAAAACGCCAGAATTTTGGTCCGTCTTGTTCGTTGTCACGATCAATTACTTTTACAATATAAAATTTACGTGCTTTATATTGTTTTGCAAGTTCCTTATCGGAATCTTTACCAGTTGACATAAGTTCTTCATAAACCTCATTCAATGGAGATTTCTCATTGTCATTTTTTCCTGGATCGTAGAATTTTTGCCACTTACCATCAACTAGGATTTCGTGGAACCACACTTCTTTGAATGGGGAACTTCCGTCTGGTGTAGGAAGGATTCTGATTTTCTTTTGAGCCTGTTTCTCATTGTCTTTGAGAATTGCAGCAAAATACTTTTTCATTCTTTCTTCTTGAGACATTTTTGAAGTGGAAGAAGAACCACTTTGTTTTGAGCTTTCATACTGAGCCAAAACTGCATCTAAAACATTGTTTGTCGCCATATATTTGTGTTATTAAAAGTTTACAAGTTAAAATATAAAATAAAAAATCGTCGCAGTCAATAAGTCTTAAAAAATTTTGAGAAGGACACGAATGTCCTTCCCATATTTACATCATTTCTTCGTCAGTTCCAAAATCATTAAATGTTGTTTTAATTTCTTCTGGTGAATATTCTTCAACATCATCTGTTGTTAAAACATATTCATTTTTTCCAGATTTTTCCATATCTTCTTGTTTATCCATAAAAAAATCTGATAGTTTTTGTTTGAATGGTCCAGAATCAAGACTTCTTAACTCAAGTTTTTCTTCTGGAGTTTTTGGTCTGTATTTATCAAACTTAGCTTCAAGATCATTGATTTTTGATACTAGTTGGTCCATCTCACCTAATTTTGATTCTAAATTAGAAAGTTGTGAAAATAAATTATTAAAATATTCTTCTTGTTTGTCAGACATTGTTTTTTGTGTATCAACAAGGTCTGTAATATCAATTTCTTCTTCACCACCCTCTTCCTCAGTCTCAACTTCTTCAACGTCAGTATCTGCTGCAACATCAATTGGTGTTGGTCCTTCCGGTTCGGCCGGAGCTTCTGGTGCTGGTGGCATTCCAGCTTCTACACCTGGTTCTGCTGGTGGTATTTCACCTTCTGGAGCTGGTGGTAAATCAGCACCTAAATCACCAACTGGAGCTTCACCAGTAGGTGGTACCGGTTGTTCCATAATATAATTGTTGATTTCTTTATATCTTCTAATTTCTTCAAGTATTTGCTTGTCTATTCCCATCTTATCCGTTTAATAATGTTTTTATACCAGATTTAGTTTCAACCTGAATTTTTTTAAATTGTTTCATTGTATTATCAACTCTTTCAATTAGACCATCTTTCATTCTAATTGTATAACAATCTCCAGTATCTAAATCACATACTTGTTTGGTGCCGTCACCATTATCTTTCTCACTAACCCTAGTGTTTTTACCAAGATAATTATCTAATATAAGTTTTGTGCTCATAATTTCTTTTATTTATAAATATCATTAAGTTATAAAAAATTATTGATAACCCACACTACGTAAGTAATCAATAACATATTTTACTTTATTCTTTATTTTTTCTTTATCATCATCACTTAAGTCAGTATAAATTGTGGTTTCTATGTTTGATGGCCAAGTTGTAACATAAGCTCTTGATATACTATCTATTACTATATTTTTATCACTAGGATTTTCTCTAATATCTGGTGCTTTGTCTTTATATTTTGCAATAAAGAAATCAACAAAATTTTCAAAACTACTAAAAGAAACATAAGGAACGTTTATTATACTACCTCTTGATACGCAATAATAATTTGGTTTAAAATATGTATTTGCAGCACCCCCATAAGGATTAATATCCAATCTTACTGCAGCATAGTTATTATCGTAAGAAACAAATTTTTGACCTTTACCAGTTTCAATATACATTGTTGACATTATGAAGTCTAATAACTTACCTTTGTTTGTAACACTCATTGATGTTGTTTGATTAATTCTAGTTGCAATAATTTGTGTTGCTTTATCAAAAGTTATTGTTGTTTCCTGTGGTGTTTGGTTTGTATATTGTGTAAATGATGTGTTTAATTTTTCTTGACAAGCTTGGTTTGCAGTAAGAACGGCTTGTGTTGTATTAATTTTATTAATAACATCAGATTTTAAGGCAAGTATTGTATTCGTGTCATTTATTACTTTTTCTTTTTCTTCAACTCTTTCTTTTAATGTTGTTAATATTTGTGTTGTTAAAGATTGTAATAATGTCTCAACAGCTGGAATGCTATAAAAAGGTTGTCTTTGACCTTCAATATAGGTATCAAAACCATTCCTACTTATTCTATGTTTAACACTTGTTATCATATATGGGCCACTAAATAATGGAACATTTCTTAAATGGAAATACATCATAGGTTGGATAAGTGCGTTACCCATCATATCAATTGAACATCTATAACTTCTGTTCCTATATACATTATATAATGAGACACTCTGTGTTGCTCCCCCTCTATTCCTATATTGATTAGCCATTTGAGTTAATAATTGTTCAGATTCGGCGGTTGGAAGTCCGGGATCTTGTGCAATGTCAAGTTGTTTAAATACTTGTTGGTTTTGAGGACCAAAATCAACTGTGAATCCAACAACTTTATTTGACTTATCCCAATTTGTTTTGTCTGTTTGATTTTCAAGAAGTGGATTTTCTGTTGCCCTTCTTAAATCAAAAGCATCGTCTCTATATCTATAATCAACATTTTCGTTCATTGCCAAATGTTGACTTGGGGCATAGGCGTATATTGAGACATACTTTGTTCTTGTATCTCTATAATCAACATTTAAAAATGTACCAAATAAACTATTTGCAAACTCAGTTGTTCCCTCCGGTTTTGGTGTTGGTGTTTTACTAGCATCTTGGACATTGTAGAAGTTAGCGTAAGCCGGCATTATAAAAGATTTAAATCTATTATCTACAAATATTTGTTCTATAACGCCCAGCATTCTATTGTTATAGTTCATAGATGATATCATATTTTGAACTTTGAAAATATCAACAAATATTCTGTTTCCAACATCTCTACTTGCTCTATCTAATATTAATATATCCTCAAATAATGTTCTTGATTTTAAATCTGCACCAGAAATCCATTTATCATTAATTGATTTAAATGAGTCCCACATTTCATATCTTGTGACATCCCCATTATATTCTTTAAATTTAACACCCTCTGATTCCGCTGTAATTGTAATATTTGGTAATTTAGCTCTTGTCGTTGTAAGTGTTGAGTCAAGGATTATATTCAAATATGTTTCACCATTATTCAAATATGTTGTCATTAAATCCAAAAACTTACTTTGGTTCATTGTTGAGTCTTTTAACTTTTCTTTTGCGTATATTTTTATAATTGGTGATAAATTCTTAATGTTGTTTACACTAAACTCAATATTAAAATCAACAAAAAAGTCTGTGATGTACGAACCATTATTGGTATAGACTAATCCTGTTATGTCTGAAAAACCAACATAGGTTTCTAGCGCTTTCCATTGATCTGGATATGCTGTTTTAGATTGTATTAATGTAACAGACCCACCATTTGTTGGTAGTGCGTTTGGTGTTTTTTGTTGATATCCTTCCCAAGTATATTTGTCAATGACTGGTAGATTTGAGAAACTATAAAAAGTTCTTCTGTCAAAATTTGATGGGTTACCATTTTTAAATACAACACTATAACCCATAAACAAATCAAGGGTATTTTGTATTTTTGTTTTTTGATTATCTTTAAGTTTATCAATAAGTGCTGTTCCGGTAAGTCCGTCAACTTTTTCAATTTTAAACATTTCCCTCATTAATCCTTGGAAATTCTCATAGGTTAACTCAGTATTTTCGTCTGGATTTTTTGGTGAAAGATTACTTTCAAAGTTTGAGGCGTTTGAACTAAATAATAAAAATTGTTCTTCAAACTTATCTAAAATATCCTTTGAGAAAGTAGTAAATAACTCACTTATATTAGTATATTCATTTGTCCCAAATAATCCAAAGTTTTGTTGTGTTTCACTATCCGAAAATACATCTCTTATGTATTGATCCGGATTTGGTTTAATTAATTTACTAACATCAAAATAACCATAATTTGGTGCTTGCCAGAATAATCTAACAGAACCATTATGAACCGCCGGATTATTAGGTACCGATAGTATTTTAGTATTTGTTAATGAAAAGCACTCACTTGAAGTTTGATTGACATTGGACCCAAGCGAAGGCATCAAATAAATTGATTGATTATCTTGACTTAAAACATAACAATTCCAAGGTGTTACGTTAATAGCTGTAGTTGGGTTTGTAATATCGTAACCAAATGGTGCATTTATCACTGTTGGTGGTGATATTAACATTTTAAAGTTGGTGTTAATTGCATTTTGTATATTTTGGTTTGAAAAAACCCCAACCTTTTTATTTGTAACAATAAAATTACCTGGTGTTTGACCTGTTAATATATTTGTTGTTTGACTTGGTGATATTTTGTAAAAACCAGTTGACCCTGGTACACCGCTTATTTGTGAAACAATTTTTGTACCTAGGTCAAGAGAACTCCCTGAAAGTGTTTCACCTGGTTCTAACGCAATAAAATTTACTGATAGAACTTCAAGGGTATCTCCACTCACATAATAAGTTCCGGTAATATCATTTAATTCTGAAAAAACTTTAGACCCTTGGAAAAATGTGTTATAATCATTTATTAATTTCGGATAGAACCCGGTATTTATAATGTCTTTATAATTTGTTCCAATGGTGGCTGTTTCATCCAAAAATATATCGTAGTTTTGTCCATCAACATTTACTTGATATTGTGTTGTTGATGCCGAATAAAATGGATCATAGTTATATATGTAATCCGTGTCTTTCCAGACATCGGTTAATATATCAACACCATTTTCAATCCAGTTTTTATATCTATACCATATAGAACCATATTTTAAAACCCAAGCATATGGTAATTCGTGTACCGCACCAAATTTTAGTAATGAAGGTAATATATACCCTTTAGTTGATACACTACCATCTGAATTATAAAGTTTATATTTATCTCTTAATGTTGCTAATGGTAGACTATTCAAAAATAGATATGCGGCCGTTTTAAATGGTGACAAATCATTTTGATCATACGTTGCGTTTTTTACACCTAGTTGTATTGCATTTGAGAATATTGGTGTATTAAAAATTGATGTTGTTTGGTTTGGTGTTAGTCCACCATCATACCCTTCATATGTAACATTACCCTCCGTTGCAAACTGGTCTTTAATTTGTCTAGTTGTGTAAAATGTATTTAAGTTTGTTAAATTTAAAGTCTGATTAAAAACATCTTGTTTATAATTAAAGTTTGTAACAGGTGATAATGTTTTATTTTTTATTAACTTTATTGATGTGTTATATTCAAGTGTGTCACTTGTTTTAAATGTATCACCCTCTGATTGTATTGCAACACCATTTACTAAATTATCTTTACACCAGGTTAAGTTTGTTAATGGATACAAATCAGTAAAATCAAATTCATCAACAATATTTTTTTCAAAATATGCAACACTTTCATCATTTTTTGTTAAACCAATACTTGGGAGCGCGGCATTACTTTGGAGGATTGAACCTTTATATAAAAAGAATGGTACATTAACGTCATTTTTAATATATGATGTATTATACTCTTTTCTTATAAAATTTTGGTAAGATGGTCCCTCACCTTGATTTGATATTTGTTTTAAGAATGTTTGATAGTTTTGCGCATTAATATCATACTCTTTTAATTTTTTAATTAAAAACGGATTATCATTTCCCAACGCTTTAACAATATCACTTGATTCAGATTCAGATACAAAAGAATTTATGTTATATTGCTTAACACTATTTCTATTCATTTTTGTATAAAAAGAATTAAGTAACATTCTTTCGTAAATCTCATAAAAGAATTTAACTTCTTCAGTGTTTTGATACACATCATTACCTATTGTGAACTCAATGGCATTGAAGCTAAATCTATCTGGTTTATCTAAAAAGTTACCTGTGTCCCCAGCGCTAATGCTAGGACTCTCTCTTTCTGTAAACCCTCTTAGGAACTCCTCAACAAA